CACGACGCTCTTCCGATCTATATATTATTAAAAAAGTTTTTTTTAATTGGTTATTTTAACTAAGTTTGTATTATTATGTCAAAAGAAATATTATTATATAGTTCAATTTATAGCTTTACAGCTGAGTCTTTCTTAGAAAAGATGGAAGCTGCTAAAGGTGAAGATATTGTTTTGAGACTAAACACTCCAGGAGGAGACGTTCAAGCTGGTTATGGTATGATTGCCAAATTTGCTGAACACGAAGGTAAGAAACTTATTAAAGTAGACGGTAAGGCTAATTCAATGGGGGCTTTCTTTTTAGCTTTTGCTGATAATGTAGAGGCTTTAGATGTTTCTGAAATAGTTTTACATAGAGCTGCTTACCCTTCGTATTTTGAGGCTAGAGATAGTTTTAAAGGTTCTGAAGAGTACAAAGCAGTTGTTAAGATGAATAAAGACTTAAGATCTAAATTAGAAGCTAAAATTGATACTGAATTATTCGAGAAACTTACAAAGGTTTCAATGGATAAAATGTTTAGTATGGATTCACGAATTGATGTTAGTATAACACCAGCACAAGCTAAAAGAGTAGGGTTAATAAGTAAGGTAAATAAATTAACGTCCGAAATGAGTACAGAAATACAAGCAAACACCGTATCTATTGCGGCTGAGTTTGGCGTTGACGTAAAAGAATTAGAAGTAATTAAAGCTGACATTTTGCCAGTGATTGAAGATAAACCAAAAATAAATAAAAAAATGACTATTGAAGATTTAAAAGCAAATCATCCCTCAGTTTATAACCAGATTTTCACTAAAGGTTCAGAAGCAGGAGTTGCTGAAAGAAACGATACGATTGGAGCTTGGTTATCATACGCTGATGTAGATGTAAAAGCAGTTACAGACGGAATTAAAAGTGGTGAGAAATTATCACAAACAGCACAAGCTGAATTTGGAGTAAAAATGTTTTCAGCTGCGGCTTTAACAAAAGAAACAAACGGTACAGCTGAAATTGTTACACCAGTAGCAACAACAAGCAATGAGCCAGTAGTAGAAAACGCTGAGGCATTAGCTGAGTTAGATAACATTTTAAATATTAAATCATAATGAGCGAAATTATAAGTGTAAACGAAACAAATAACCAGGCTCATTTTGACTATGATAGGTCAAACATTTTTATCTATAATAATAGATATGAAGTAGCTAATTTTATTAACTTAACTGGTGGTATTTTAACATACAAAGCTGGAACGGTTTTAGGACGTATTTCTGCAACTGGTAAAGTAACGGAATTAAAATCTGGAGCAACAGACGGTTCTCAACTACCTATTGGTATTTTAGCAACTGACATCAACTCTTTAGCTGGTTCAGGAACTATTGATATTAATATGTGTATCGAAGGTGATGTAGCTGAAGAAAAAGTAATTTTCAACGGTGCAGATGTTTTAACAACTGCTAAATCTGGTAGAATTTATAGAGATTGGTTAACTTTGGTTGGCGTTATCTTAAAACTAGGTAGGGATTTAACTAACTATGATAATCAATAAAAAAATAAAATAAAATGGCAATAATTAGCATATCACAAGCACAAGGTCTTTATACTGACAAGTTAGAGGCTATATATAGAGAAAAAGTTACACCTACAAGTTTTTTAAGGTCTTTCTTTGCTCCTAAAGTATCAAATACAAAATATGTATCTTTAGCAGTAAAAAGAAGCTCAGAATTTAAAGCTGAAGATGTTCAACGTGGAACTGAGGGTAATAGAAATACTTTTGGTAAAAGTTCTAGAAAGAAGTTTTTACCACCTTATTTTGAGGAGTATTTAGAAGCTACTGAATTAGATTTCTACGAAACTATGTGGAACGGAACTGGAACGGTAGACGTTGCAACTTTCGCTAACTGGTTAGAAGAAACTGTAGAAGCTTTAGACGAATTAATGAATTTAATTGATCGTTCTTATGAGTTTATGTGTAAAGAAGTTTTTGAAACTGGTGTAGTAACTATTAAAAATGGTGAAAACATTGATTTCAATAGAAAAGCTTTATCTTTAGTTGCAAACTCAGCTGGTAACACTTGGGCAACTGGAACGGTTTCTCCTTATGAAACTATTGAATTAGGTTGTAACTTCATTAGAACTCGTGGAAAGTCTGTAGGTACGGTTTTAAACTGTATTATGGGATCACAAGCTCACAAAGACTTTATGAGTAATACTAAAGTTAAAGAAGCTAATGATTTACAGCATATCAACTTAGATTCTATTTCTAAGCCTCAAAGAATTGCAGACGGTACTCTTCACGGAGAAATTACAGCTGGTTCTTTTAGAGTTAGAATTTGGACTTATAACGAGTATTATGATGATGCAGCGGCTAATCATAACGAGTATATTAACCCTAAAAAGATTATTATACTTCCTGAAACTCCAAACTTCAAATTTATGTATTCTGGAATCCCTCAATTGTTGGGAGCAAAGAACACTAAAAAAGAAGGAGCTGGTTTAGCTGGTAAAAAAGGTAAATTCACTATTTCAGAATTTTTAGATGAAAGACATAATTCTCATCAAATTATTGTGAAATCAGCTGGAATGCCAGTACCAGTTGCAGTAGATCAAATGTGGACTGCACAAGTAGTAGTGTAATTAAAACAATTTATAACCAAAAAAACCCTCTCTATATTGAGGGGGTTTTTTTTTAAACAAAAATACGATGAAATATAAAGTAATAGCATTAAACACAACGGGTGTAAGCGGTAAAGTTCATTATTGTAATGAAGTATTAACAGCTGACCAGTTAGGCGGTAAAGATAGAGCTGATAAATTAGTTGAGCAAGGTTTTTTAAAGTCTTTAGAAGTTAAAAAAGTAGAAGTTAAAAATACATCTAAAAAATCTAAATAATGTCAGTAAAAATTTATTCTGAGGGTAATTATTTATTTATAGAAAGCCCATCTGGTAGCACTCCATTATCTGACTCAAAAGGTGATGTAGATGTTTGGTTAAATCCAGAAGGTAAGTATGAGGTAGATAGTCCGTTAATAGGGAATAAGGTTTTTGATTTGTCCGATTTAACGGATAAAGATGGTACACCTTACGACCTAACAACCTGGAATGCTTTTTACAGGTTTAATACGGGTTTTAACCCAGCACCGGGAGGTAGCGGTGCAGATTTGGATAATAGAATTGTAGTAACTCAGTCCAACCACCTAACCACAATAGGGGGTGTAATCGACAGTACAAAAGAATACTTTTTAGACGGTATAATTGATATGGGTAACGCTTCAATTACAATTCCAGTAGGAGGTATAAATATAAAAGGTTATACGTTTGATTTAAGCGGATTAATGTCTACTGAGGATAATTATACTATGTTCATTTCTGAAAGCGAAGCTATAGGGTCTGGTAATGTTTTAGGAAGTGATTATCTTATTAATGTAAGCGGCTTAAATTCTAAGGTTTATAATATTTATGACGCTACTGGTTTTAATGCTTTTGAATTTCAAACGATAAACTATAATAATTGTACGTCTTTAGGTGATATACATAATTACAGACAAGGACTAGAGGGTGGTACTGGTCGTTTCGGGGGTAGTCCTTCGTTAACGCTTCACGGTACCTGGTTAGGTGGATTTAGAATAACAACTTCAATAGTTCGTGGAATGAGCGACATAACTACTGAACCAATGTTTAAGTCTGGAACGGCTTTCGTAATGAATAGTAGATTCCTTACAGATATTAACGTTGATTTAGGGGCATTACAACCTCTATTAGATTTTTCTCCTACAAACTTTCCAAACCCTAGCACACTACAGCTTAATGGATGTATAGTTTCAAGGGAGGGAGTTATAAACTCTTCAGACGCCAATTTAACGCCAAATATAAATGAGACTAATCTAGTTTGCAGCTGGAAGAATAACAATGGGCTAAACAATACTTTTGTAGGGGGAACACAGACAGTTTCTTTTGAGGTTTTAACGAATTTAACATTAAACGTCCCAAGTCTATTAAATGCAACATTCAACACTAATGGCTTGCAGCATTTTGATTCACCATCAAACGGTAAACTAAGGCATTTAGGCGGTAACCCTAGGGAGTATACGGTTAATTTTGATTTCGTTTTAGAGGGAGGCTCAAATGATGACTACAAAATCCAGTTGGTAAAAAACAATGGCATTGATAATGTTGTTTATCAGCAAACAAGAGTTATAAATAATTTTTCAGGGGGCCGTGACGTTGCCTATTTTACTGGTTTAACAAGCGTGATTCTTGACAAAAACGATTATATATTTTGGGAAGTAATTAATATATCGGACAATAGCAACTGTACCTTGGAGCTAGACAGTGCGTTTTCAGTTCAAGAAAGATAATTATGATAAACCTAATAGAACAAGCTAAAAAAGACATTTTAGCAATAACATCAAACGCCTCTAGTGGTTTTGGTCAGTCTATAACGATAACAACTCCAGATGGTTTGGTGTCGACTAATATAAACGGACTTTCAACTAAACACCATATAGGTATTGATTCGGACGGTAGTTTAATGAATGTTAAAAATGCTCACATTTCATTTTCTGAGGCTTTATTAACAGATGTTAGCTATCCAGTTAGAAATATTAATGGTGAGGTTCAATTAAGAGGGCATAAAATAACTACAAAGGATAGTACGGGAGTTGATAAAAATTACATAATTACTGAAAACTTTCCAGATGAAACGATTGGAATGATTGTTTGTATTTTGGGTGATTATGCAGATAATCCATCAGAAGAGAATCAACCTTCTTATCTTTGGAATTGTGCTGATGCTTCGGTTATTAATTCAGATTCTACATTTACGTA